TCCAGAATGGGTAGCATAAATAATTATGCCTGGTTTGTTCGCACTTTTCAGGTGGGAGAGTAGAAATGCTCTCCCTCATAAATAGTAATGCGAACAAACAACAGAGCAGAAATGTATTACACTTACGCATATTTGCGTGAAGATGGGACACCTTATTATATTGGTAAGGGTAAAGGTAGAAGATCTCATCAAAAACATAATGGATTTTATCCACCATCAAAAGAAAGAATATTGTTACTAAAACAAAATCTAACAGAAGATGAAGCATTTAGGCACGAAGTCTATATGATTTCTATATTTGGTAGAAAGGATTTGGGTAATGGTATTCTTTATAATAAAACTTCTGGTGGTAGAGGGTGTGCTCATAAAATAATGACAGAGCGAGACCTTTATAATAGAAGCAAAGGAAGATTGGGGAAACAATTATCAGAATCTCATAAAAGAAGAATAAGTGAAGCAAATACTGGAACTTCAAAAACTATGACTGAAAAAAGAAAACAATCAGATATAGAAAAGGGATTAATAGCACGAGGAAAAACTAAACCTAAACACTCCGAAGAAACTAAAAGGAAAATAAGTGAAGCAACACAAGGAAGAGTTCCTTGGAATAAGGGTATTACCGATGCGAATATATCTGGTGGAAAAAATCCAAGAGCAAAAAAAATATTTTATAATGGTAAAGTATATGATTGTATAAAAGATGCTATGAAAATCAATAATCTCTCAAGATCTTATATACTTAAGAATTCTACTTTTATCAATTGATTATGGCATTGTAACTCTTGTATTTTCGGTACGAATTAATTTTTTATTAATATATTGGGATGATTTTTCATAATACATAATTTTTTTCATATCATTTAAGTATTGTTGTAAATAACTTTGTCTTAATAAGTATATTGATCTTTTTTTATTATTTTTAATTGTTTCGTATTGATAATTTGATATTCCAACAACTGGATTTATTGTTGCATTATAATTATTTGGATTTGGGATGTTGAAATTTGAATCTACTATTTTCCCAGATGGAAGTATCAATCTTCCTTTAGAATCCTTAATTTCCTCAGTCTCATAGTGATGAATATCATTTAGATTATTTCCGTATATTTGTTCCGAATATCTGTAAATGTCTCTATCTGAAAGAGGCCATTCATCTCTAATATTTACAATACCTGCTGTTAGTATAACTACCCAGTCATAATCTGATTTTCCATAAAGTTCTTCGGCAACAGTATCTGGTCTTGCACCTTCTGGAATCTGATACTTATTAAATATAGTAAATACATTATTTAAATCATCTCTTAATTTTACTCTACGAAATAAATTTTTTGCCCTCACATAATTTTGTGAAGAATTACTATCAACAAATGGAGATTGATATTCTATATCTGGAAGTTCTCTAAAATATGACATATTAATACCCTACTCCATTTATACCTTTAACTGTCACATAGTCTTCATAATAAATTGGATTAAGTTCAGTAAATCCTAAACTCATTTTCATATGGACTGGTGTACTGTCGGGGTATGTTGAATACGAACCAGACCCGGTATAGTTTGTGGTCATGTTTACCAAAGCACAAGGTTTAAACACGTTTAGGAATGGATGATCATTTTTTCCACTTTTATAAGTTAAAATGAATACATTTGGTGCCGAAATGAATAGTCCGGCACCATCAGCAGTTCCACCAGTTCTTGGTGCCATTCCAATTTTAAAAGTCCTTATAATAGTTTTTACAACCTTAGATTCTTTACTATCTCTTGGGGTAAAATCAAAATCAAAACTAAAACTTCTCAAATTCACACCACTAAATAGTAATTCTAAATTTGGATTAAGAACTTGTCCGGTTGCTCTTGCTATTAATCCAGAGGTACTAGTATTTCCTCCTACTGAATTTACTAATGCTTTAGTAACAGCAGATTTAATTAAATCTTGAGCCCCACCTTTCAGTATGACTTCACTAGATGCACCTAAAAGTCCTTGTGCAATATCTTGTAGATCTTTCGGTGATGCAGAACCGAATACTCCACTAATACCACTTGCTGCAGCTGCTGTTAGAGGATTCATCTCATCTTTTCCCCAACTAACTTGATTTGTATCTCCAATATTTGAAGGTATTGGTAATTGTATTGTTTGTTCTATCATTTTTACATTAGAATTTTTATCACTTCCTGTAGGAGCAACTATATTTTTTTTCTCCTGATTGAATGATATAAATCCTGGAGCCTTGTACTTAACTAAAGAAATTTCTAAATAATCGTCATCTTTACCAATACTTTTTTGAGGATACCTAAGTGTATTTACCGGAATCATATTTGCGGTTATAGGTCCGGAGAAAGACATATTACTTAGTTTTTAGTTATTTAGACTATGTTGATAATATTTTTTTATATGGAACATCGTGTAGGTAATCAAACTCTTGTCCTTTCCTTATAATATGGAAAGAACTCTCAACTCCTTCCCAGACATAATTTCGATGATCTCCCCAGTGTACATTATATCCTCTAAATCCTGAAAGTGAAATTGATTCCACCAATAGTAATGGATATTTATCATACGCAATATTTGGAGTTTTTGCTGTATAAATGAACGTATATATTTTTCCTGGTCTTGGATAGGGTTCAGTTTCACCAAAAACTTCTTGAATAACTGCCATAATTTCATCCGGAGTATCAAATCCTATTGATATTCTTTGCATCATCATCTGAACTTTACTTAACTTTATTTCCGGTTTTTCTTTCGGAAGTTCTTCAATTTTTTCTGGATTTAATTTTTTTTGGCGTTGATCTTCTAATTTTTCTTGTTGACTTTTTAGAAATGGTTTAATTTTACCTTTTGGGATCTTACTTACTTTTTTTGCCATTATTTAGACCCGGAAAATAATTCTTTTTCTGTGATTACTTTAAATGTCCATCCTTTATCTTTGCAATATTCTCTAGCAGCTTCCCATTTAGATTGATTCTTTGCATATTCATATGCCTCATATATGTATCCTTTTGTTTGTTTTTTTGGTTTTGTTGGTGGCATAGTTTGTTTATAAGGTTTAATCTCAATTAAATATTTTTTAATACTTCCATCAGACTCTTTAACTTTTATATAAGCATCTGGAAAATATCTATGTATTCTTCCATCTATTGGAGACCTATAAGGAATTGCAAGTTCTTCTGATGCATATTCTAAAATGTTTTCGTTTGTATCACAATATTTTAGAAATTTAAGTTCCCATAATGATCGATATACAATATTGGAAGGATTACCAATATATTTTTTTGGAAATGCTGGATTAAATTTTCCTTTATAAGACATCTAAATAACTATAATTAGACTTATATACGGTATTTAGAGTGCCATCTATACGCAAAATATCAGATTTTAAACCATTATTTACTAATGTTGCCCAGACCTCACACTTTCAGGTTATTTTTGGAGGGCTTCCTGGTCCATTATTGACTCATCTGGTATTCAGAGGAATAGATCCACTGTTTATTGCACAGGATGCCGGACTTCTTTGTTATTCAGCATCTCTTCCTGCAACATCTCTTATGACTTCCGATATCACAAACAATTTTACGGGAGTTGATGAAAAAATAGCTCATCGCCGAACATTTGTTCCAATAACATTAGAGTTTTATGTTGATAGTAATTATAAATCCTTAAAATTTATGGAGCACTGGATAGAGTTTATTGCAGATGGATCTGGTGCACCTAAATCTCAAGAAGGGTATTTCTTTAGAATGCAATATCCAAAATCGTATAAAAGTAATAGAACAAAAATTATTAAATTTGACCGAGATTACAAAAAAGAAATAGAATATAACTTTTTTGATCTTTTTCCAGTTGAGATGAGTTCTATTCCCGTATCTTATGGAAATTCTGATGTGTTAAAAATGAGTGTTAATTTTAGTTATTTACGATATGTCTGTGGAAAAACTTTAAGTTTAGATATTTTTAGAAATGTAGATAACAATAAAAACAATAATTATAATGACAACATAACTGAACGAAATGATGAAATAATTGAACCAGATTTTGGTGATGGTGGGGGTCCTGTTGGAGATTCTGTTGGGGATAATAGTGGTATTGGTGGATATGGCGGAGGAGACGGCGGAGGAGACGGCGGAGCAGGAGGAGATGGTGGTGGTTAAACTGAATCTATACTTCTTTAATAAACCTAATAAATAAAAGTAAGTGATTTGAATTTAAAAAAATGCTACCAAAGATTACGACTCCAACTTATGAGTTAGAAATTCCTTCACTACAAAAAAAGATAAGGTATAGACCTTTTCTTGTTAAGGAAGAAAAGATTTTAATTATCGCATTGGAGAGTGAAGATTCTAAACAAATCGCAAATGCTGTTAAAAATGTAATTTCAAATTGTATTTTGAGTAAAGGAATTAAAGTTGAGACTCTAGCAACTTTTGATATTGAATAT